CGTTTGCAAGCATGACATACACCACAAGTAATAAAACCTTCAGGTGATTCTTTCGGCTTTCTACACGACCAATATAATTTACGCAACCCCTCTGGCATTGCATAGTAAACACCAAGGCTTCGCTCTAATGGTATTTTGCTCATGTAATCAAACGGAGCAGCCCATACAGGCTTAATCTGTTTGTTCATAAACAATGCGCTAAACACACCATAAGCCTCTGCGCTTTCTTCTTTGCTCATGTTGTAATCGCCTGTAAACACAGCTGCTACAGGCTCCGTCATAGCCGATATAATTCTTCCCGCCTGAAACAAAGCCAAAGACATATCACGACCACCAGGGTATTTGCTTTTGTATGAATACATACAAGACGAAAACTCAAACTCTCTTTGGTTTTCCTTTAACCAATTAACGCTATCGTAAATAGCTTTAGCTTCTGCTTTAAACCTGCCCTCAGAGTTATCAAGATGAATCGAATGAATATGCACCTTGTGCTTCGTATGCTCTAACAAACTCCAAGCAAGAGACACGCTATCCATGCCGCCAGAGTACATAACAATAACCTTATCAGTCGGCCTCCTTAAAAGCCTGTGATACTTAATCGCAGTGTCTATCGACTCCTTAGTTTTTAATTTATACCGAGACTCTAACGTCATCTTCACTCCTTATTTGATTGTTACCACTTCTTACATGACCAGTACCTTGCCGATAACTTATCAGGAGGGCTTGTGTCGCATTTATGCCTAGCCCTAAAAGACTTCCTGCGAGCAGGTTGATCTTTCTTAATAGTCATCTTTTGATCGCCAAACCTAATCAGCTTGGTTTTGTCGCCTTTCTTTGCAACAACCACAAACTTTTTAGTCGGATGTTTCGGTGTTCTCTTCGGCTTGTTGTACCCGCTTACGCCCGCGCGCTCCAGTTTTGGGTCCTTTTTCTTTTTCATCCAATCTGCTCTCCAATGTTTCCAATCGGGCTTTCAGGTCTTGCAGCTGGCCTGTCTGATCCTTGAAGGCTTCGTTGATTTGGCTCAACAGGTTGTTGATTTCGGTTTGTGTCATTAGCATTTTTTGCCTTTCCCTCCACTTCGCGTTCTTTCAAAAGCCTGTCAGCTACCTTAAGCCTACGCTCAAACTCTTTATCGTCGGCATCTCCTGCCTGTAGGTTACGGGTAACTGCTTCAATTCTGTCAATCTCAAGCTCTTGAGGCGCAATTTGGGCTTCGACAGAAATCTTCGCTGCTCTTGCTTGCGATTCTGCTGCCTGACCGTTCAATGCATTTGTCTGACTTTGTTGCAACTCCAATTGCGATTGTTGAGCCACCATTGCCATCTGCTGTGCTTGCGGATTTGGCTGAGAAGCCTGCTGCATCGTAGCAATCAATTCTTCTCTGTTACTAAGATTCATGTTGTCGATGATGCTTTGAATCAACACGGGGTACAAAGGACTGTCTTGCTTCATTGTCTGCAGCAATTGAACCAGCTGAGTAACCTCGTACTCCCTAGCAATAATGCCAAGGGTGCTGGTTGCTACAAACTTATAGTCCGATACAGGGTATTCGTCTGGATCAAACTGCATATACCGATGAGCCGCCTTGGTAACAAACGGCAAGAGAAAAGACTGTTGGAAATTTATAAGGGTGCGCTTATGTCTCTTAATAATTGCACCGAGAGACATAGATATCCCAGCAGCAGTAGCTTCACCATTGACCTGTCCAGCGATCCCTGCGGAGTCCACAGCGCCTGTCGCTTGTTGCACCATTTGCTGAAGGCTTGCAGCTTGGGCAAAAGTAATCTGCCCCACTTGCCCAAAGTTAAATGGCTGTAAAACCTCACGCGGATCTCCGTTAGTCAAAATCATTTTGCCGGGTCTAACCTCGGGCTTAGCGCCTCTGGGTAGTCGGGTAGCATCAATAGCAAGCATTGGGTGGATCGTAAGGCTTAGCGCATCAATCCTCGCTCTAAGCTCCGTATCCAGTGCCTTCTGGCTGTTATAGCCTTTTTCACAAACGCCACGACCCCAGAATCGCCCTGGGACTACATCCCAAGGAAATGCAACTACGGGCCTATCGCCCATCATATATGGATTTTTCGTGGCTTTTAAAAGCATCCCGCCGTTTGCAATAACGACAATGGCTTCGACGTACTTTGAGTCTTCTTCGACTTCAACGCCTTCAGCCTCAAGAAGCTCTTTTGGCACTAGGCCATAATACTTTGTAATCCGAACCTTGTCATCATTGTAGATCGTTAAATCTTGATCCGGCTCAAGATCAGTGTCCGCAGCTGCCGATTCAATATGGCCTTCGTTATAAGAACCTTGCTCCTGCAGAATCTCTACAGTGTGCTTGCTCACAAACTCATCAATAGCAACGCCGTAGGCTTCTTCAATAGAAGTCGCTACAGGATCTATCAAAAAGTTTTGAGGCAATACGGGCTTTAGCTTTACAACAACACGATCTTTAATGTTTACGCCAACAGCCTGAAGATCCCCGCCCATAATTGGTTCCGCTGCGGGGGCCATTTCTTTAACCTCTTCAATAACCACCTCACCAATGCCCGTACCAAATACAGCAGCATTAATAAGACATTCCGCCACGGCTTTTCTAACCTTGCAGGATTCAAAATCTTCACTTAACTTTTTTCGCAAATACAAAATATCTTGTCTTTGCCCATCACCCACATCATCTGAAATATCAAACCACTTTCCACGCCCAAAGGTAGCTTCTTCAAGCTCTGCTACATTAGATTCTACAGCCTGCTGAAGAGCAGGAGCGATAATTCTAGAACGCTCTGACGCTCTTTGAGAGTCAGCAGGATCCCATTGACCTCGCCATAACCGATAGTATTCATCAAATCTTTCCTCATAGTTTGACTCATAGTAATCGCGCCAATCTTCGCACTTTGTCATTACCCAACCAGCAAGAGACTGTTCGATCATCAACGGGTCGGGTTCGTAAATTTCGTCTGCCATGATTCTTTCCTATTAATATCCAGATATAACATCTAGAACTTCGTGATCGTCAATTTCATACTCGTAATCGTATGCAACCTGCGCCAGCTGATCTATATAAGCTAACGCATCAACCAGATCATCGTGTGTTAATGCATCTGGAAACTGAAATAACTGGTCAAGAAATCGCGTATTCCACGCGCCCTTATTTAAAGTAACATAACCGTTTTCAAATCGCCCCTGCAATGCCCACATAACCCTATCGGTTTTCTTTTTATTTCCGTGGGTAAGCTCTTCAACACGAAAAAACATTCCGTACCGCTTCATCAAATCTGAAAGCGGAGACATTACAGCTTGCTTAGCAATTCCTTTTTCTATTCCTACGCTTATAGGACGATAATCACGCACAGCCTGAAAGATTTTCATAGCGGTTTCATTTAAATCCCACCTGCCATGAATAATGTTTTCTACAAACCAACCGTCAGGACTCACCTTAGTTACTGCGATAGCTGTTTCGTCTAGACTCGTATTCTTTGTACGCTTTTTGTTTACGTCCTCAAAACCGGCAAGGTCAATGGCAATATAGTAATCGCCTTCAATGTTGTCCTCACCAATAGAAACCCAATCCTCCTTAAACATTTCAGAGCCTCGGGCCTCAAAGGACGCCATAAACTCCTGTCGGAATGCATAACTCGACATAGACTTTTTAGCTATATCAATTTCAGAAGCATCAAGGATAGGGTTGTCATAACTCGTAAAGTGCCAGCCTTTGTAGGTTTCATCATCCCCAAGCTCAGCATATTTGTACAACTCATAAAAATGGTTGCGGCCCATGGGAGTGCCAATAAACAAAGCCTCTCCCTTTTGGTCCGCCAGTGCTGGACGAAGGATCTGCTCCCATACATCGGGCTTCATATCCGCGTACTCGTCCATCACAAGAAACTTCAAGGACACACCACGCATTGTCTCAGGTCTGTCGGCTCCCTTAAGACTAATCGTGGCCCCGTTGACCAGCTTGATCTGCAGGTTATTAATATGCGAACCCGCAATCACAGGGTGTCCTAGCTCTAATAGGGTCTGCCACATAATATCTCTGGCCTGACCCTGAGTAGGCGCAACGTAAAACACATGACCTTTGTCGGCCTGCAAGCCATTGATAATCAACAGCCATGCGGCAAGACGGGACTTTCCTGTTCGCCGTCCAGCCGCTACTACTTTAAATCGGGCAGGATCAGAATAAACATCTTGCTGCCATGGAAGTAGCTGTACATTAAGATCTGTCACGGACTGCTAGGCAGGTTGCCCATAATCTCGCTAATAGACTGAACGTAATCACTCCAGACGCTACTGGTCAAAGAATTATTCCCTGAATCCAAAGACAAAACTGTTTCATAGCCTTCAGTTCCAAGGTTCACTGTAGAGTTAAAGCCTACGGTTCCAAGATCAACC